GGGTACCGGGATCGACCGGATGAAGCCGAGGAACTGCGGGTTCTGGAACTCCTCCAGTTCCCAAAGTGCCATTTCTCAGTCCCCTTCCGGTCTACTGGAACGTGAACGAGCGCAGGTCGGTCTTTGCGCCCGCGTCGAGGCCGTCGCAGCGGTCTGCGATGACGGAACCTGCGATGACGAGACCCGTCACCGCGTTGCCGAACTTCAGGTTGACGGACTCCATGAGGAATCCCTTGGCCACTTCTCGGCCGTCCGTCGCCGCACCGTCGTACGGGCCGTAACGCCCCGTGTCTTCGACTCGGCCGAGGACCGTGCCCTTCTTCAAGATCTTGTCTCCGGCGACATCGGCGTCCACGAGGTCAGCGTCCAGCGTGATGCCGACCCGCTTCGTCGTGAACTTCTCCGACGCCAGGAACTCGACCTCACCTGCGAGAACGCCAGCGACATTTGCGTCGATGCGCTCGATCTGAGGACGCCAGGCCATCCGATCTCTCCTGTCTTGTGTTAGCGGCCGTGGAGGCTGCGCTTGCCCTCAGGCCAACGGATCCGGGCCCGGCTAGCGCCCTTCGCGACCTGAGATGCGGCGGTTCCGCCGCCCTGGATCGGTGCTGGTCCCCCTGCGGGCTGCCCGGCCGCTGCCGGAAGCGCACCCATCTGGCGCAGTTGTGCGACCTTGCGGTCAGATCCGGTCTTGACCAGATCCTGCGCCTGAGAAGCCAGTGACTTCACCAGATCTTCGACGAACTCGCCTGGATCGTCCACCGATTCCCAGTCGATGTGCGGTGCGATGCGGTCGACGATCGCCTTGACTGCTCGCTGCTCGTTGCGGCCAGCGCGCTCCAGGTGGTCTTCGATCGCGTCGCGAGCCAGGACCCGGACGGACGTCGTGTCGATCGTGGAACGGCGAGCCGGTCGGCGACGCTGGGCCGGGGGAGCCCCTGCGGGCTGTCCGGGCGGATCGTCGTCTTCGGGATCACCATCGTCCGGGTCGTCGGCACCGCCAACCCGGCCACCACCCATCCGTCGTAGCGCCTTGCTGATCGCCTTGTCGAAGCGCTTCTGAACACGCTCCTCGATCAGTCGAGCGAACTCATCCGGATCGATGGTCCCGTCCTCGTCGACCACATCGTCGTCGCCCTCGCCTTCCCCAACAACAGGGGGCGGAGCGTCGATGAGGCTGTCATCGAGGACTGGAGGAACCTCGGGCACTACGGGCTCTACGACTACCACTGGCACAGGCGGTGCATCCAGCACGGCGGTCGGAAGTATTTCGCCTTCCGGCTCCGCTCCGGGCGGGATAAGCCCCGTTCCTGACGGTCCAGCCTTGATCGATGGTCCCCTGCCCATTTCTCCTCCTATTCGCAGTACCCGGTCGTCGCCAGCCCTCTTGTGAGTGCTAGTCGCGCCGTGTCCTACTGATCGCGGACAGTACATCAGCAGAAGTCGTGCAAGCGCTATCTACCGGCGAGTCGTGCGTTTACACGACGAAACCGCCCCCGACGAATCAGAGGCGGTTTCGGTGCCGAGCGAATCGACTACTCAGCAGGCGGCTTGTACAACAGGCCACCGGGCTTGTAGAGGAACGGGAACGCCTTCGGGCTCAGGATCGTGCGACCGAGAACCGTCCCGGTGATCTTGTCCTTCTGGACGCCGGTCGCTCGCCGGAGGGCAAGCAGCGGGTTGCGCGGTCGACGCGTCACGGCAGGCGTGCGCGCCACGTACGGCGTCGTCGCCTTCCGAGCGAACGTCGGCACCTGGTTGGGGTCGAGCCCCTCGATGATCGTCCCCGTGACGGGGTCGCGGTAGATCGGCACTGTCGCCTCCTCAGGCTGCTACGGCTTCGGCGTACGTGAGGAACGGGCCGACCAGCACGTGCCGGTACAGCGGGTCCGTCATGTCGTTGCTGAACGGGCGGCGCTCTTCACCCTTCATCAGGCGAAGGATCGTGCCGTCGTCCGTCGTGTCCTTCCAGTACGTCCACAGCGGAGCGAACGGAGCATCCGGGTCGGCGAGCGGGTCGATCATGTAGTTGATGTACGCCGTGACCGTCTCGCCGTTGTCGAACGAGCCCGCCAGATCGATCAGTTCGGGCCCGTCCCCGATGATCACTCCGACCGGGCCCACCCAGCCAGCGCTGTCCGCACGGTTGGGCTGGACGTGGATGCGGACGCCGGTCCCCAGCGAGCCCCCGAGGACCACCTGACCGTTCTCGTCCGTGTAGCCCCGAGACACCTCGGTCCAGAGGAACGTCTCGGCGTTCTGCTTGTAGCCTCGGACGAAGGCATCGACCTGATCGATGCCCGCCGCGTCCTGGACATTGACGGTGATCGCCATTCAGTCAGCCTCCCTGCTGCGTGGTACCCGTTTGCGTGCCGGTCGGCCTGACGCTCGCCGTGGCCTTGGCCTGCTCAATTGCCAACTGTGCTGAATGCTCCGCCTGGGTATTCGCCGCCTGTGTCGCCAACTCCGAAGCGAAGCGCTTCTCCGTCTCGATTTCGGCTTCCACAGCATCGATCTGCCCGTCGGACATTCCCTTCCGGCGTAGAACGTACTTCCTTGACACGACTCCAGCCGTGTAATCGTCCCGGTCAGAAGTCGTGTCCACGATATCGCCGGATCCGACGACCACCTGAATCCCGGCACGATTCGGGTAGATGGCATCGGGGTCAACCTCCCACCAGGGAGTCCCCTGAGCCTGTGCCTCTCGGATCGCCTTGATGTCGAGCATCATGTTCGCCAGGGCACGGATCCCAGCCTTGGCGTTCTTCCGGACGCGCTCATGCGTGGCCCGGTCCTTGCGGTTCAGCACCTCCAGCGCGTAGCCGGAGACCGTCCCCATGCCGGTCATGTCCTCCATGTCGATCTTGGTCAGACCGAACTCCTTGTACAGGTTCTTCTCCAGGAGGCGGGTCTGGGAATCGATCATGCGCGGGTCGGTGGGCAGCGTGATCGCCTTCAGGTCGGTGCCGCCGGGGAACGTCAGGACGTCCGCGATGTCCTTGGCGATCCCCTCCTCCTTGCGCCCAGCGCCAAGGTTCGCTGCGTCACCCACCACAGCGAGCGTGGCGAACGAGTTCTGCCGCGCCACGCGGAAGCCCAACTGGCCGAGCGAGTTGTACCGGTCTGCCGATCCACGGACCTTCCTCGTGATCATCGAGTCACCGAAGCGAGAGCGGAGCCGGTTTCGCGTGTCACCCCGACCATGCACCAACGGCAGGAACGGGAGCATCAGCGGCCGGGACTCGCTCAACTCCTCGTCCACGAACGTGTACTCGACAGCCTGGTAGACGACCCCGGTCGGGTTGCTATCCGACGGAGCGAAGGTCTGGAACGGCTGGAGGACGGTCACGCGCTCTTCCTGGTGCTCCCCCTGCTCGTCGGCGAACGTCCGGAAGCGGTAGTAGTGGTCGAGCCGCCGCCAGTCGTTCTGGTCGTAGACGGGCCAGATCGACTCCGCCTCCCAGACGTCGACCCTCATCGTCTCCAGGAACGGGTCGAACTCCGGGATCGCGTAGACGTCACCGCAGATGAGCGAGTCCCGGAACCAGTCGTCGTTCCGCTCGTCCATCTCGGCCTGACCCCACGCCTCGTTCAACTCGTCCGCGTACTCACCGGAGAACTGGACGCCCTCCGAAAGCATGTCGGCCAGGACGTCGATCGCCTCCTGGATGTGCGACGAGTAGGCGTGCTTGCGAAGGTGCTCGGGGAGGCGCATCCCCTTGCCCTTGTAGCCGAGCGCCTCCCACAGAGTGTCGTTCTCCTCGTCGTACTGCTGTCCGGCGTAGTAGATCCGAGCGGCGGCATACGTCTGGAGCGTGACGTCACGGAGCGCGAGATCTTCGTCACGGCGAGCAGGGTCGATGCCGGTCGGCGTCACGTCGACCGTGCCCAATGGCAGGCTCGGTACGAGCGGCTGGAGCGTCATCGTCACCTCGGCATTCGACTAGACGGATCGTACGGGCTTGGGGGGCATGTGCAGAAGCACGCCATGCCGAGCCTGTCAATGCGACATGGAGGCTGAGTTACCTCCCGTGGGGAGTTGGGTGCCTAGATCTCGACGGTGTCATCAATGCCCACGTACTGAGCGCCCCAGGTGCCGAGGCCCATCTTCTTGATCCCCAGTTCGGCCAGCCACCAAGCGATGACGGTGTCGTCGTGCTCACCGACCCCCTGCAACTTGTCGTTCACCCAACCGAAGGCCATGCACTCCGCCAGCCAGACATCGACCGTCTCCCGCGTGGGCCCGGAGGCGTACGGGATGACGTACTTCTGCTGCTCCAGCGAGAGCAGGAGGGACGGAACCCCCGTGTCGAGGCGCTGCTTCTCGGTGCCGGTGTCGTGGCCAACCACCGGAAGGGCCGTCCGAGTCGTGATCCAGTTCTTGTAGATCTGCTGGAACAGCACCGTCTCCAGGATGATGATGTCCTCCTGGAACTGCGCGTGCGACTGCTGGATCTCGTGCAACTGCCGATCGAACTGGATCCCCTTCCACCGCTTGATGTCGAGGATCTGACGGCGCTGCGTCTCCCGGTGCAGCGCGATCGTGAACTTGCACGTGAAGTCGGCCGCCACCTTCTCGGACAGTGCGAAGTCCCAGCCGGTGCAGATCATGAACTGCGACCTGAGTTCGTCGGGCCAGTCGTGGACCGACCGAGTGAACTGCAAGTCCTTGTTGAGCATCGGCTCGAACATCTCCAGCGGGAACAGCGAGGAGACGGACGACCGGGGGTTGCACATGAACTCCCGGTCGAAGACGAGCGGTCCGACTTCTCGGCGCTTGCCGATCAGACAGGCGAGTTGCGCCGGACAGTTGGGGCAGTCGAACTCGCAGTCTGGGATCGCGCGGATCGGCCAGCGTCCCGGCCATAGCGCCTTGTGCCCCTCCAGCATCTTCGCGATGCCAGGCTCCAACTCAGGGCCGACATTCTCGGACGCTAGAGCGTCCATCGCATCAAGGCCAGACATCAGGCATCCCTCGCCGCCGGAACATTCCAGTTCACGGGCTTGCGCCCGGACTCCAACCACCGGTCCCGAGCGTACTGCGCCGACACCACCTCATCGGCCGTGAAGTGGCGGATCACGTCGTAGTCGGACGAGACCCCCTGCTGCTGACACTCGATCAGGTACCGGATCAGCGAGTGCTGCCTGACGTGGTGGTTCGGGCACAGCACCAGTCTCCGGCCCTGCGGCTCACCACCGAGGTGCTCCGGGAACTCGTGGTGCAACTGCAAGCCACCGGCACCGATCATGTAGTCCGTGCAGCGGCGTGACTCGAACGAACACGCTACGTCAAGCTCGTCGATCGTCTGAGCCATCAGTAGATCACCAGGGTGCCGACGTGCTCTGCGGGCTGCTCGGGGTTGTCGGTGACGCGCAGCCACACCCAGTAGCGCCCCTTCTCCAGCGCCTTCGCTCCGCCGGGCCCGACAAGGCATCGAGCAGTGAACACCGTCTGCTCCGGGATCACCTCATCGTCAGGGTTCGGCGACCAATCCCCGTTCACCCAGTCGGAGTCCTCGGGATCGACGTTGCTCTCCGTGAAGGCGAAGGCGATGTCGTCTCCAGTCGGGTCGATGACGAGGTGGCCCTGACGAGCATTCACTCGGATGAGCACATACCGGCGACTCAGCACAGACATCCGAACCGACTTCATCTCAGACACGACTTGCTCCTCATGTCAGGGCGATCTCTCCGCTGTCCATCGACAGTGCCAGCGACGCTGCCTCGGGACCAGGGTCCTGCATCTCGAAGCGCCACCCAGTGTCCACCACGACGAACGTCCACGGCGTGTCATCCAGGTCGAACGACCAGGACAACCCCAGCGGACCGAACTCGAAGTCGACGATCTGGACCGGCGTCGGGGTGACGAACTCATCAATCGCCCCTGCGCGGTCGCGGGTCCGGCGGTACAGGTGAGCGTGCCGGAGTGCGTTGTCGACTGCCGCAGCAGAGTCGTACGCGTACGCCAGGAACACGTGAGCGGGCGTCGCTACGTCTACTGCCGGGGCGGAGTCGTTCAGGAAGAATGCCCAAACGGACGCGCCCATGTGGATCGTGTCGTAGCCGTTAGCAGCATCGAACGTCGCCCGTGATGCAGTCGATGTACCTCGACCAACATCAACCCCGAGGGCCGAGTCGAACGTCCGGCCCTGTGCAGCGAGCGCCCGAACGGCTGCGTCGTCGGCCGGAGCATCATCAGCAACGGAGCGGTAGCGAGCGATCGCCCTAACTGCATCATCGACGGCGAGGGCGGAGTCAGACGTCGAGCGATCAGACGAAGTCGAACTGGCCACGGAGTCGAGTGCGGAGGCAGCATCGGTCTGAGAGCGCGTGAGGCTCACCTGCCGGACACTCGCGTCGATCGCTGTCGCCGCGTCCGCCGTCGTACGGCTAGTGGTCGTTCGGCCGGTCACGACATCGAGAGCCGGTGCCAGATCGCTGACGCTACGAGTCAACCCGACCGAACGGCTCAACGAGTCAACGGCGAGTGCCGTGTCGTCCAGATTTCTCACGTTCGCCTGCGTGACAGCCGCAACGTCGATAGCAACCGCCAGGTCGCCTGTCGTACGTGCCATCTGGACGAACCGAGCGACATCATCGCTCGCCAGTGCAGTGTCGGTTGTCGTGCGCACCTGAGCCTGCGACGAACGCGTAGCAACGTCGACTGCTCCGGCGGTGTCATCGACCGATCGAGTGATGCTGACGGTACGAGCAAGCGCGTCGACCGCTTCGGCCGTGTCGACGACGCTACGAGCCTCTGCCAACGTCCGTGTCAGCGTGTCACTCGCGTCAGCGGTGTCTGTGGCACTACGAGCACTGGTTGTGCCACGGGTAGCGACATCAACTGCAACAGCAGCATCAGACGCATCACGGGTAACAGTCTGAGCCGAGCGCTGTGCCACATCCGAAGCGGGCGCGGCATCGGTAGCGGTGCGAGCAAGCGACGCGAGCCGGGCCAGTGAGTCCGATGCAGCAGCCGTATCGGTGGTCGAGCGCACGAGGGACGTGAAGCCAGACGCGACATCGATCGCCGCAGCCGAGTCGTCCAGCCAGAACGCTGCGCCAGTGGTCAGGTACAGGGTGTCAGTCGCCGGAGCCGCATCGCCTGTCGTACGCGTCAGGGCAGTGGTGCGAGTCGCAACCTCCGTGGTGACCGCGCTATCGGCCACGGCCCGGCTGACGGTGACCCGCGACGTAGCGACATCAACAGCAGAGGCCGCATCACCGGTCGTCCGAACGAGCGTCGCCTGACGAGAGGCTGCATCCGGCGTGAAGTCGGCGACCGTGATTCCGTACTTCCGGAAGACGTACGCACCCCAAGCAGCCCGCTCCTGCGCAGTGAGAGCACGGGGAACGAGGACAATCTCTGCGATGCGACCCTTGTAGACAGTGTTGTCCTGGTTGGTGAGACCGCCGACCCAGAAGGTGCCAGTCGTGACAGAGCCACCCTGGTTGGCCGAGTAAGTAGCGTCGTACGTTGTGCGAGCAATCAGCGCTCCGTCCTTGTACGCCACGTGGCCCGCGTGGGTGCTGTCGCTCTGATGCACGACGCTGTGGGACGCGCCGTCGTTGAACATCCATCCGACCGGCGCGTACCAGACGCTGGTCTTGGTGTTAGCAGCGAGCGCAGCGTCCTGAGCCACCAGGTAGTTGTCGACTCCCGACGAGGTAGCCCACCACGTCGCCGCAGCAACAGACCAGTCGGTCGTGGAGGTACGCGAGTACGGCGTGGCGTAGCCGGTGATGTCGAGCACAGACAGGTCGTCGTAGAAGACCGTCGCGGTGCCGTTGTTCCAGCCGTTGTAGAGACGAATGAACGCCTCGGTCGCGCCGACTGGGATCGTGACGTCGAACGAAACCGACGTCCAAGTGTTGACCACCGTCGGAGCGGCAGACTGACCCCCACCGTAGACACCTCCTACGCGGTGGTAGAGAACGATCTTCGCTGCCCGACCGTCCGGGGCTGAGGTCGCAAGTTGGGTGCTACGGATCTTGCCGCTGATCCGATAGGTACGACCCCCCTGCATGCCAAGCGACATCGTGTACTGCCCCGCCAGAGGCAAGAACGAGTCACCAACACCCGTACCGTTGTTCACCAGTTTCAGTGACCGACTACCGGAAGCCGCCTGCTCGGTGGTGTTGGTTGCAACCACTGCATTCACGGGATCGAAGCCTGTGAGGTTGGCACCCTCGAACGTCCGCTGGTTGTTCGAGAGCAACTCCGGCGGCTCAGCAGCGTCGAGCACCATCAGGACGCTGAACGGCGTGCCGATCTTGACCCCGGTCGCCGTCAGCAGCGTGCGGGTGGCATCGCGACTGCTTGACGCCAGCACTTCACCGAAGCGGATCGAGCGCTTGCCCCCGATACCGCTCACGACCATCGAC